TGCTCGGCTGCCTCTGGTTCATCTTGTTTCTGCTCGGCTGCCTCTGGCTGATCTACTTTCTGAGTTTCATCCAATTCCGTCATTCCTATATTCGGAGTATCAATAGTATTATTTTTCATATGCTCTAAAATATCCATTAATATTATTTTTTGTATAATTAACTCATCTGAGTTATTGGCACCAATAATGCCTTTCACGAATTCTTTATTATTTATCTCGTCAATAAGTATTTTATTATCTTGAGTAAGTTTTTTTTTGTTCATTTTACGATCACTTCTTAATGATTTTATTAGATCAAATTGTTTATTTAAAATATCATAATATTTCAACCATTTTTCATGCCTTTTCCACGGAACAAATAATGATATGCTTCTATCCCCGTTGGTTATTTTTATCTCAACGGATGGCTTACATACAGGGTTATTGTCTATTATTTCACAACGATGATTCGGCGGACATTTTGTGAGAGCACCCTTGTCATTTACACCACAAGGAACATCTTCTGGATTGCCACCTTTTACTATTTTTCGGGTATATTTTTTTTGAGAAATAGCCTTGTGTATAGTTTTTCGTGTCTTCATGTATATCTTTGATTAAAATATAAGTATATATTTAATACATATATTTCTTTATTTATTGTGCGTTAAAATATAACAAAGGGTATTTTTTTAGAGTTTGGTATATGTTTGATAATATACGTTTTTTTTCTAAATTATAAGAACGCATGGATTTTGTACATTCCTCGTATGATTTCCATTCCATTTTACCAACTTCAGAACGCTGAAATGAAGTTGTTTGTAGAGTATCGCTTGATTTCATATACGCAAGAAAGTATTTATGTTTGTACGACTTGTAATTTGAACCTGTGAAAATTTCTTCAAACGGAAAAATATTCTTAATATTGTATATGTTTTTCTTATAATAACCAGTTTCTTCGCAAAATTCGCGTATGGCACAATCGTAATCTTTTTCTTGGTAATTACGTCTTCCCTTTGGAAATCCCCATTCTTGTTCATCCCATACTGTTATCTGGTTGCATTCATCTATAATGGAATTTAATGAATATGATTCATTTTTTACATGAACACCTTTTGTTAACGTTGCAAATTTTTCTTTTGATACTGTTTCTTCATTCTTGTATTGGCTAGAAACATTATTGTCTCCCCACACATTGCACCATAGTTCCTGAAATGATAACTCTTTTAGGTGTGTCCTTTCTGTAGTTGTCATTTGCAATACCATATTCTTTATATAATCCTTGTTATACAAAGAATATTTCCCGCGCATAAAATCAATAAAACCTAATGTGTCTTTCCTTCTTATCATTAGAAACTGCAATTCATTTTTATAAAGACGAAACGCTACTATACCTGTACTTGTAATCGGGGTTTTGCATTGATTGTATAAATGTCCTTTTTTGCCACAATTATTACAATATAATTCGCTCATTCAAGTTTTAAAAGTATTCTATTAGATTATAATCGCATATCTTTATATAATTATAGTTAAATAGCATGTATTTTGATCCGTCAGTGTGGGGACCTCATTATTGGTTTTTTCTACACACCATTGCTGAATCTTATCCATTGCATCCAAATGAAGTTACTAAAAAAAAATATTATGATCTAATTAACAATTTGCCCATTTTTATACCAATTGATGAACTAGGAAATTATTTTAGTGAGTTATTGGATAAATATCCAGTATCGCCTTATTTAGATAATCGCGATTCTTTTGTACGATGGATGCATTTTATACATAACAAAATAAATATTCACATTGGAAAACCCGAAATATCTCTTCCAAAGTCACTTGAAATGTATAGGAATGAGTATAAACCAAAACCTGTTTATTTAGCCGAAAAAATAAACTGGAGGCGGCATTATCTTCACATATTTATAATAGCAGTGTTATTGATACTGATCTATATTTGGTATGAATAGTAATAATTTCTAACAATATTATAATTACCATGAGATTAGAACTGATTTTATTAATAATAGCTGGTTTCATTATGGCAAATATATATACAGAGGGGAAATACACAAAGGTCTTATTATCATGGAAAAAATATTATCAAATGGCGGGGGTAGCGTTTGCCGCATTCATGTTATACATATTACTAAAGAAAAACCCACTTCGTGCACGTGAAATTGTTTCTGCATCTAACGATTATATCAAGTATTTACCTATTGATAAAAATACCTCCAATATAATCTCTCCTATTTTAGATTTTACATCTAAACAACAGTTTGCCAACAATAATACTGAGAGCGAACAATATAACTATCCTATCGTATCTATGAATCAACAACACGCTGAAACGAGAATACTTCATTCTGGAAAAAAAACGACCAAGCGTTCTGTTAGTGAAACTAAGAAAAAATTTGTAGCGTCCAGACAAGACTGGAAATGCGGCAATTGTAAAAATAAATTGTCAGCCTGGTTTGAAGTAGATCATAAAACCAGACTTGAACATGGTGGAAGCAATCATGTTGATAATCTGGTTGCTCTTTGCAGAGAATGCCACGGTGAGAAAACAGCCATGGAAAATCTTTAGGTAAATGATGCACGTTTTGATAAGATTCAATTGATTATTATCAAAAATGAAAATATAATAAAACATTATAGTAAGAATGGAAGAAACCAATAATTTAATAACAAAAAAACATCATATATACCTGAATATTTTATTATTTTTTGTATTGACTATTGTAGTAGTAAATAACTACCAAACACAAACTAAGGAAAGCGACGACCCTCACCGAAATAAAGGCATTGAAACCTCCAAACTATGGATTTCCATTGTTTTATTATTCAGCATTTTGGGTTATATCGTGCTTTATTTTACTAAAAATATCACTGAAGGTATAGATGTTTATTACTATGGGGTTCTGGGCATACTTGCATCTGTTTATGGGTACATATCATTGTCGTCATATAGATTGTTTAATTATGTTATGAATATTGTCCTCATTGTTATTGGTATAGTTGGATTAGCCATCGTATTTAATGTCTTCATGAATTTCTTTAAATCTCTAAGAGGTTTTACTAGTTTTATGTCATATTTAGTTTTTTACATTCCTTGCATATTATTAGATTTTGTCAATTATATCATTCGCGAATTCAAATTAACAACCAACCCTGTTCTAGTTTTATTTGGAATAGAAATATGCTTGTTACTTATTTACTTATATTCTCCAAAAGTAATGCAGCAATTTGCAAACAAAGACGGGAAAAATGTACTCGAAAAAATTGTATTGCTAAATGAAGAGAATATATTTCCCATGGATGAGATCATCATGCTTGACACGAAAACAAACTCCATTGCGGATAACGGAGTACAGGTGATTAGAAAAAATTACGGATTGTCTATGTGGGTATATTTGAATAATTTCTCTACCAGCATGTCTGCTTACAATAAGGAAACACTCATATTTGATTATGGTCGTGGAAAACCGAAAATTACATTTTTTAATGACGAAAATGAAATAAAGAAGATGGATACGTATCGTTTTTACTTCTCTGATAAACTCAACTCCACAAATCATAATGAGAATTTTCACGAAATTAAAATGCCTAGTCAGAAATGGAACCATATATTCTTTAACTATACATCGCGCAATGTAGAAATATACATTAACGGCAAATTGGAAAGGACTTTCAACTTAAAAGACAGTGTCCCTACTTATAATATTGGAGATGTTATTACAACTGGAAGCACAAACGGTTTAAATGGTGCCATTTCAAATATTCGCTATTACGAAAAAAACTTATCTAATAGGGACATCGTAAATATTTACAATTTATTGATGAATAAAGATCCTCCTGTAAATAATTTGTAGGTAATTTATATATGACAGTTATAATAATTTTAGGGGTAATAGTAATTATATTAGTGTATATATTAGTTCGGTTTCTCATGACTTCATCAGTTGAGCTTACAGCAAGTGCGAATTTAAACGATGATATTACGCCAATACCAATTATGACAAATCCCACCAGCACACGATATGCATATGGTCTTTGGATATATGTAAATTCATGGGACATGGGTTCTCCAAAAACCTTATTTGATAGAGCAGACAATCTTAAAATGTATTTAGATGCAAGTAGTCCTACCTTGAAATGTGATATAGCCATGTCTAATGATACTTCTAAGACGATTGAAATCACTGATAATTTTCCTTTACAAAAATGGGTCTATCTCATTGTAAGTGTAGATAATCAATATGTGGATTCGTATATAGACGGAAAGCTGGTTAAATCTGTAAGAGCTTATATTGAAGATAATGAAAATGGCATTAAAATACCGAAACAACCACCGCAGGGAGGCAAAGATGGTGTCAAGATGAAAGTAGGTGGGTCGTCACGATTTGATGCGTATGTTTCACGATTTAAACATTGGTCTTCCTCTATTAATCCAGAAACTGCATGGAGCACGTATATGCAAGGCAACGGACAAAGCTCTTTTAAAAATTGGATGTCTACATATGGTTTAGACATATTAGTCAAGAAAGATAATCTTGAACAGACCAAATTTACTTTATTCTAATTTTCTCGCAAATCGTTTTATATTTATATTATATACTATATAACGATTATGAATTATCAACAGCCTCAATCAATAAATACAAACATAGATGCGGTACAAATGCAGGAATCTGTTAGAACTGTGGGTGATAATATTACAAATTCTATTCAAAATTTAACTGAAAACGTAAAAGAATCCATTAGTGGGTTCTCGGATCAAGCACAAGTGATAGTAGAAGAGGGGGCAGAAAACAGTAGTGGTTTTCTAGAAACCAACTCTCTATTTGCAAAATTTGCATTTGTTATGCTTGTTGTGATAGTGTTTATATTCCTTCTTAGTTTAGGGATAATGCTCATCCAATATTTCATGTCACCTTCAAGCAACCCTTATTTAGTAAAAGGTATGGTTGATGGAAATGCTGGCATAACTATACCACAGGATCCAGGTAACAGTGAATCTATATTGATTAAACGTTCTAATAATGAAAAAACTGGATTGGAATTTACTTGGTCAACCTGGATTTATATTGATGAAATGAATATTGGAGATGAATACCAGAAATTCCAACACATCTACCACAAAGGCAACGACTCATATGATGTGAATGGAATTGCCACCGTGACAAATGGTCCAGGATTATATTTGAAACAGATAATTGGAAACGAAGACAGAGAACCGAATACAGCGTCTTTATTCATTGTCATGGATACAAAAACAGGCAAAACAAACAATGCGGAGAATTCTTTAGAAATCAAAGATATTCCTTTGAAAAAATGGGCAAATGTTATCATTAGAATGAAAAACACAGTAATGGAGGTGTATATCAATGGGGTAGTTTCTGGAAGATTGCAATTTAAAGAAGTGCCGATTCAAAACTATTACGACGTACATGTTGGTAAAAATGGAGGAATCAATGGAAAAATTTCTAACGTACGATATTTCAAAGAAGCGTTATCTATCTTTGACATAAACAACATTGTTTCCGCTGGACCGGACATTCGTACATTCAGGTTTGATATGAAGAAAATGAGCAGCTATAACTATTTATCTAATCTTTGGTATACTGGTAAATTATACTAACTATAGTAAAATATTCAAATAAAAATATATACTTATAAATCAAGTATATATTTTATAATGTCGGATGATTCTATTAAAAACGCATGCGAACAAAGAAAATTTAGTCTGTTATATAACATTCCTCTGGTAAGAAATGAACTTATTTCTCCTTACCCTCAATATACATCAGCACAGTTAAATATGCGCAGGAAGGTGGAGGTATTGAAATATGCGAAACAATCTACACAATCTAGGTCGCTAACTAAAAAAGAAAAACAGGCACAAATATTGCGAGGAAAATATCGCGGAAATACTCTTTTTTGTCAAACTGATTATACCATTCCATATTCTACCAGTGCGAGTGATGTTCCTGGACCAATCATTGATTTGGTTGAAGACAAAACTGTTCCTCTTTATAATTATTTGCCAAATCGTTTTGCAAATGCAACTGAGGTTACTGAAAATCAGGAGGAATGGTCACTATATACTCAATCTAATGTGACTTGTACTTCTGGACTAGATAATATTACCAATATAGCAACATTGCTGATACGCCGAGCAATTAAGCAAGACACTTATACGTATGTATATATAAACCCCATTGTATTTACAATCACGGGGATTGATATTCCCATTGATACTGCTGGAATAATAATAAACATTGATATAAATAACATTAGCAGTAAAATTTATTATGGAGACAATGAAATAGCAGAAAATACAACAGTTACTACCTTTGATACGAACGGTTTCAGTATTACACTGGAACCCGATTCAAATATTACTGACGATACGTACAATTACTCGGCTTCTTTATTTGTAGGATATATGACCATGTCTAATATGTATTTAAACACATCGGCTGGGTTTTCTTACAATATTGGCATTACCTATAACGCAAGTGAAAGTATAGATTATTCACAAATCGCTGAGGACACTTCTCTTGACATATCTACTGATACTACCACTATTTTGTCAAATACTTCTTTTTCTTTGACCTCAAATGTTGAGGATGATTATAATATTGCATCGGCCAGCAATTGTACTATTAATACAAGCGAATCTTTTGTTGATAAAATAACCACTTTTACGGGGGTGTAAATATTTCAAATCATCAAGGGTATAAACATATATATTCATATATATTCATATATAATGTCTCGCACTGACCAACTTATAAAAGTGCAGCAATATGGTTTAGAACTATTTACACGAAAAAACCAGGATTACGGGGATGCATTTGCAAAATACGGGGTAATCGGTGTGTTAATGCGCATTCAAGACAAAATACAAAGATCCATGTCTATCACGAAAAATGGCGTAAATTTAGTGAATGACGAAGGTATGCGAGATACATTGATTGATTTACATAATTATGCTGCTATGGCAATTATGTTATTAGACGAAGAGTAAAAAATAAGTGGAATAATTCAAAGATAGAACGACTTAATGAGTAGATATATACGATTCTCTACATAAAGGACATTTATCGCACCGCGATTTACATTGACTACATATATAGTGAAAACACAATGGGATCCTAATATTTTCTTTTTCTATTGGGTCATAACATACAGGACAATCTTCCAATACTTGGAACTTTGCGTACTGAATTGCCATCTTTTCCTGTACTCTTATTTGTATATTTTTTACGTAAAGTCGTTCTTGGGTAAATTTCCTTTTTAATTTTTCATATCTTCTTCCTTGACTATCCAGACGGTTTTGTAGTTCGGAGATCTCCAATTGATATCTTTCGGTTTCGGTCAATGGAACCGGAAACGGCAAATGATCCTTGTGATAAATAACGTCAAATTCTATTCTTGTTACCGGTTGGGTGTTTTCAGATGTAGAAATATATACATACGACGATATAAACGTATCTGCCCGTTCTTTTAATTGATAGGGTTCAAAATAATTTTTCATATGACGGACAAATTGACCATTTGTAGGTAATATATCTACCACGTTTTCACCAGTATGAAATTCTGATTCCATACTTCCAAATATATGTAATACATACATATGCACACACTTCGTTTTATTTTCAGTGCGATTGATTAAACTATAATCAAAATAATAGTTTATATCATCTATTTGCAAATTGTTCATATATACACGGAAACATTCTTGAAATTTTTGATCTCGCGTTTTATTTGTCATGTTATGATTTGATTGATATAAGTATATATATAATATTTATATCAATTTTACAGCCTATCTGTTTTTACTTTCTTACTCTTATACTATCGTATTCTTGTTCCAAGAACTTTATTTCTTTTGTTCTTTCCTGGAACGATTGTATTAAATATGGTATCATATCAGTCGTAGCTACTCCTTTGTAATTTGCTCCGTCAGGATATGTGTTTTCATTGACCAATTCTGGTAGAACCTCTTCTACTTCTTGGGCAATGAAACCCACTTGGGAAGTTCTTTCTGTTTCTGCTTGGGTTTTCCATTTATATGTACTGGGTTTCAACAACATTAATTTATTAGCCGCATTTTCTAATGGAACAATATCGTGTTTTAATCTGGCATCAGATGTAGAGGTGAATGTGGTGGCACCAGATGCCATATAGACACCCGTATTGTTTTGATTCACTATATTAAATACATTAGACGGACTCTTTCCTGCTGTAAAACGAATGGTGCCCTCTTGATTGGTATATATGGTATAAGCACCATAATTATTACTGGAACCATCCAATATGATGACATTTCCGGGAACTACGAGATGACTGTTCAAACTTACATCGCTAGAAAATGTACCAGAACCATTCACATCACTGTGTATGATTTGATGGATACTATTGTTATAGCTGGAATTATTTGCATTGATGAACAGCCTACTATTGACGGTGACATCATCAGCAACCGATGGTACTATGACCGTCGCCGCATTTGTTCCAATGTTCAATGCACCTATAATATTCATGTCAGTCGGTATGTTCAAATTGTGTAGGTTGAGGTTGCCTCCTACATTAAAGTTGTTAGACACATGGGTCGTTCCAGTTATAGCAAGTGCATTGTTTACATCG